GGTGCCAGCAGCAGCCACAAAGCGGGCACCACCGTGAAGGCCGGACTGCCGAACATCACGGGTACAGCCAATGGCGGCGTGTTGTCCATGGTCAATCCAAGTAGTGATGGGGCTTTTGGGGGTAAATACTATGACACTAGTTCCAGGCACGGCGGTGGAGACAGGGGTGATTGGTTTAGCACTTATAACCGCACTTTTGACGCTTCCAAATCGAACCCGATCTACGGTGCAAGCAATACCGTGCAACCCGCCGCCTACTATGTTTACATCTGGCACCGCGTGTCATGAGAAAGGAGGTTTTGAGCGATGATCCCTGTGACATTTGACACTGTGGCAACATTGCAGTTTGGCAGTGAGGGTCACCCGACCAGTCTGCACTTCGCCATCCCGGAAGAGTGGAAAACCTGCAAAATCAGACTCCACCTGCGGCGCAGCAACGGTAGCTTTGTGCCCCCGATGCAGCTGGACGAAAATGGGTGCGTAAAAGTAGACCGCCGTGACTCCGGAAAGACCGGCGGACAGTGGATGCTGTCGGCTGAAAGTCCTGACGGAAAAGTATCTTACTCGCGAATCGGCAAATATGTGACCCCCATGGAGGTGACACAATGAAGATCCTTGACGAGACCGGCGCGGTCGTGGAAAACCCCGACCTGACCCTTGGCTACCTGACCACCAGCACCGAAGAAGTCACCCACCCCGCCGTGGAAGGCGTGGAGGAAGTGAGCCACTACGAGACCGTAGCGGAGTATCCCAACGGCGGCAGGGATGTGCGGAAGGTCATCGACGTGCCGGGCGTGCCTGCGCAGGCCGCATGGACCGAACAGGTGCCGGTGCAGAGATACATCCGCTACACCGCCGAAGAGCTGGCGGCACAGGAAGAAGCGCGCAAGAAGGCCGAAGCCCGGGAGAAGCTGCCGGAGCGCGTGGACGCGCTGGAAACCGCAAACGACGATATTATTTTGATGATGGCTGATTTGATTGGAGGCTGATTTTTATGAAAACCCTGAACGCACTCAAACTTCGCATTATGACCCGCGCTTTCAAAATCCGCATTGCCGCCGGTGAAGTCTTTGAAGACATCGCCGCCGACTACCCGTCCCTGACCACGGACGATCTGGAAGCCATCAAGGCAGAATTGGAAAAATAAGCCCGTGGCTTGATCCTATGAAAGGACGTGATACATATGGCGATCAAGCAGTACAGTTTGAAGAATGATGGTGCAAAGCAGCTCTCTCCCGCATTCCGTGTGCGTGAGTTCCGCTGCCGCGACGGCACCGACACCATCCTCATTGACGAGGGCCTTGTGGTGCTGCTGCAGTGCATCCGGGAGCACTTCGGCAAGCCAGTGACCATCACCAGCGGCTACCGCACGGCCAGCCACAACACCAAGGTGGGCGGCTCAAAATCCAGCCAGCACCTGCTGGGCCGCGCTGCAGACATTCAGGTGCAGGACACCGACCCGCTGGCCGTTGCCGCCTACGCTGAAAGCCTGATGCCCGGCTGGGGCGGCGTGGGCCGCTACCCGGTCAAGGCAGGCCGGGCCAAGGGCTGGGTGCATGTAGACACCCGCCCGAACAAAAGCCGGTGGACACTGTGAGGGGAGGGTGACGTTTTGAAAGATTATTTCTGCATGGCGGTGGGTGCGCTGGGCGCTGCGTTTGCCAGCCTGTTTGGCGGGTGGGACGCAGCGCTGCAGACGCTCATCATCTTTATGGCCATCGACTACATCACCGGGCTGATCGTGGCAGGAGTGTTCCATGCAAGCCCCAAGACCAAAAGCGGCACGCTGGAAAGCCGCGCAGGCTGGAAGGGCCTGTGCCGCAAGGGCGAAACACTGCTGATCGTGCTGGTGGCCTGCAGGCTGGATGCCGTGATGGGTTCCACCTTTGTGCGGGATGCCGTTGTGATCGGCTTTATCTGCAACGAGACCATTTCCATCATCGAAAACGCGGGCTTGATGGGACTGCCGATCCCGGCAGCGATCACCAAGGCTGTGGACATTTTAAAGCAGCGCTCGGAAACCGAGCAGAAAGGATAAGCTCTTATGAATGAATTTCTGAAAGTCGCACTCACTGCCTGCATCCCCGCAATGACCGTCATTTTTGGCTGGGGCCTGAACAAGGGTGTCAGCATTGCAAACGGCTACATCAACAACAAGTTTGCGCAGACCTGTCTCCAGAATGCCGCCAACGCGGTGTTCAACGCCGTCCAGTATGTCAACCAGACCTACGTTGATGCCCTGAAGGAACAGGACAAGTTCGACGAGGATGCGCAGCGCATTGCCTACAACCGCGCACTGACCGCAGCGAAGAAAGCCCTGACGCAGGAGACCATCACGTTCATCAAGGAAACCTTTGGCGACCTCGACAGCTACCTGAAGCCGATGATCGAAGCGCAGGTGCGCAGCCAGAAGACCTCTATGTGACGTTTCTGTAGCGCCAACAAAATCATAGTATAGCAACAGCCCCGGGGAGCCTGACGGTTCCTCGGGGCTGTTTTTGTTTGGCGTGTTTCGACGCTTTACGACGCATATCGACGCAATTAACAAATTTCAAGTGTTTTTCGGTTAGAGTTGACGCAAAGAAAGGATGTGTCAACTATGATTGTTTCCGAATTGTCCACTCAAGTCAATGATCTGCTGCGCCCGATGGGCATTACACGTAACCTGAGCGCCTACAGTATCCTGTGCCAGTGTCTTGAGCTGGTCTGTGAGCAGGAAGACCGCCTGCAGGCCGTGGAGAAAGATATCTATACCCCTATCGCCGACCGCAGAAGGTGTGAGCCAAAAGCGATTCAAAGCGCTGTCCGTCGGGCAGCTAAAGGTGCATGGCTCACAAACCCGGAGTATGTGCAGCAGCTGGCAGGCTATCCGCTGACCGGATGCCCAAGCGCGGTACAGTTCATTGAAATGCTGTATAATGCGCTGGTGAGAGCAGTCTGA